ATACCCTTGCCTTCCAAGTCACGCATAAAGTTCGCGCGGTCACGCTCGTAACTATTAGCCAACATCATCTCAGTTTCATACTGATAGTTGGCAATAGATTTTAAAATCTCAGCGTTGACGTCTTTGGTTGACCTAGACTGAGATGTTTGGGCTTTTTCAACCCCAACTATTGCATCGGCTTGAATAATTAATGATTGTGTAAGCCTAGCAATGACTTCAGGGTCGCCACCAGCCTTAGCAATTTCTGAATTGTATTTAGCAATGACTATGTTTAACTTTTGTAAAATAGTGTCTTGCTCAGTCAGTCCTGCGTTGTAAAAATCAGTTCTGCTAATCAAATCATTTTTTAATTCATTCTCTATGCGTAACTGGTCGTTGCTTGCGTTTCGTTTGTCAATTACGCCTTGATATAAACGCTCTTGCGCCTCAAGGCTATCAAGCAATGATCGCATACCAGTAACATCGACTTGACCTAAGTCGCCAAATGTTTCATTAAATTCTTTAATTGATTCTTGTGTTTCTTTTAACTTTTCTTCAATATCAAATGTAAAGAAAAAGTCACCAATTGCTTGTGAAGCATCTCCAGCAGCGCGTTTTACATTTTGCCAAGCAGAGGCGAGTAAACCAGTTTGGTCTACCATTTCAGGCACTCGACTTGCTATGGCTTCTTGTAACTTCTCAATAGCTATGCGCGTTGCTTCGGTTGCGTTGCCTTGTTCTGCTAGTGCCATTATTTGCTGATAAGCACTTGCGGTTAAAAAGTTGTATTCTTTATCTAACTTTTTGATTGCGTCTACAGGGTCTTTTGCCAAAGACTCAAATTCTTTTACAACGTCTTCAATTGATTTGCCCGTTGCGCCAGCCCAAGCAACAGCAGATTGAGCTATGTCTTGATATGAAGTATCTAACAAACTGTGTGATGAAACAATAGCGTTTAAAGCTGTTGCGGCATCTTTTTGTGAACCATAAGATGCGCTAACGCTTTTTGACATCTCAATCATTTTTGTGGTGCTTAGACCTGCAATGTTGCCAGTCTGAATAAGCGTCTTATTCATTGACGATACGACTTCACTTGCTTGATAGTAAGAGTAAGCAATTGCACCGCCAACCGCAGCAAACGCAGCCATAGCGATTTTAACGGGGCTTAATAAAGCAAGCACACCTTTTAGCATACCGCCAAAGCCACCGAAAGAATCACGTAGCTGACCGCCCTGCTGAATGGCAATAAGGTAAACAGGCATACCAGATGCAAGAGAGGTCACAATGTCCGTAATTTGAGCAGGTAACAAACGCATGGCTTGCTGGGTCTGCTTGGCTGACATACCTACCGCACGGTAAGCACTGCTTGTATCAAACATCTTGTTAATATGCGGTTGCGCTTGTGCGCTTACACCCATTTGAGCCGCTTCGTATTCAAGTATTTGTTTACGAGTCATACCAATAGTTGCGGTTTGACGCTCTAAGTTGGCAACGTATTGTTTTCCTGCTTCCGTAGCACGGGCTTTGGCAATCTCTGCTGAACGCAAGGCTTGCTCTTCTGCCCTCATTGCTTTTGCATGAAGCTCTGAAGCAACTGCCGCTTCTTTTCGTTGTTGCTCAATCTTTCTTAGACTTTCTATTTCAGCCGTCATTTGAGGCAAAATGCCTAAGTGACGAGCTTTTATTTCATAAGCATCTGCCTTTGTTTGGGCTGAAGCAATCTCCATAGACTTCTTCATACGCTCGGCAGACTTTTGCTGAGATTTGCTTAACGTATCATACGAAACAGCAACCTCTGCTGAAGCGCCATCTATCTCGCCTAAACTTTTTTGAACGCTTTTGCTTGCGTTGTCTGCAACAGTTTTAAAACTGTTTAAGTCTTTTTTAGCTTCTGAAAGACCTTTTGGGTTGTATTCTGCGCCGACTTCAATGTTCATCGCACCAGCTTTTTGACCTTCCATCGCTCAACCCCTCAATATGTCTTTCACTTTGCTTACAATTTGCTTACCTGCAACTTCATCTATTTCAGGAACCCAAGGCGGGGGAGTGTCCTCATTCTCTGATTGTACCAATTGATAGAGATATTGGCGTGACATTTCTCGTAATGCGTTAATTTCCCAAGGACAAAGTTTTAAGCGCATATTCTTGAGCCACGCTCGTATCTCTTGATGGCATAGTGGGCTTGAACCCATTGCGTTGGAAAGTACTGGGCCACACGAAAACAAGTATTCCACCATGTAGTTAAACTCGCATGGTGGGTATTCTATTTCTTTTCCGCTTTGGCTCATCAAACCTTGACGAGTTGTGCGGTTGTTTTTGTCAGCCCTTAACTTTGGGGAAGCATGAAGCCACCCCAAAAACATCGAATATATTTTTAATTCGTTAAAGGCTTGCTCGTAAAATTTGCTTGATCGCTTATAAAGCGGTCAACTTGATCGGTAATAAACACAAGCGAACGATCTGAAAACACAGCACGATATAAGTCATCGCCCTTTTGCCCGTCAAGCTCAAAGTTCTCAACGCTTGACACACAGCGAACCAAGAAGTCAACACGCAACTCCTCTAATTCTTCAGAGGGAATTGTTTTTGCTTTGTAACGCTTAAACTTGTTAGCCAAAGAGTCTTGACGCTTACGTTCGGCAGTTTGGTATTGCTTTGAACCAATGCCGTACAAGTGCATCATTACAGGCTTTTTCATTTGATCATCTAAATACATATTCTCGCCATCAGGCGTTTGAACGTGCATAGCGGCTGTTTCGGTTAACGAATAATTTTTTAATGACATAATCTAGTCCTCAAAGCGGGTTATAAAACAAACCAAATTCGACCCGCTTCCCCCGCTAAGAGAAAGACGGGTCGCCTTTGGTAAACATTCACAGCTTACGCTGCGTCTACAAATACAACACCTACACCGCCAGCTGTAGTTGTAATTTCAACTGTCAATGTTGCGGTAAGCATGGTGTCAACACCAGTAGTGGACTTTTGGAAGCCCATAACTTTTGCTTGGAAGTAATCAGCAGAACCGTCTTGATACAAGACTTTGAACGAGTAATCGCTGTCGCTATCTAATGCTGTGATAGCTAATGATTGACCCGCATCGTCAGGATTGACGGCTAAGTTAAATACTTTCTGACCTTCGTTAAAGCTACCCTTAAACTTCTGAGTGCCTCGTGAACCGATAGGATTGTGCGTAACAACGTTATACATGCGACCATGCTGACCGCCGTCTGTTACATCACCAATTACTGATGCGCCAGGCGATGCAGTAAATACGGTTTCGTAACCAGATTGGTCAAATGTTGCTGGGATTGTTGCTGAGATGCTAAACCGCGCACCTGCGACTGTTTGTGTAGACATGATGAATACCCCTTATTAAACTACCTGATAATGAATTGAAAAGTCCTGTATACAACCATAAAGATTAACTTCGTCTTCATAGGTTGAATTGGGCTGCCCCAATGACACAGCCTTAAACAGGCTCGCATTGTTTAACTTAGATTCTACCAAAATTGCAAGGTTACTACACAATATTCGTGTTTTAGCGAAACAATTAACCTGAACCCGATACATTTTAAGCGAATCTGGCGTTCCTATTGTCTGTCTAGCAGAACCTCCTATCACGTTATAAGTTACAAATGGCAATGGATTGGCTTCAGCCAAAACTGCCGTTGGCGCAAAATCTGCAAACACTCTATTAGGTGCAGCAGACAAAATTGTTGTTCTAAAGTCAATTTCAATCATTTTTATGGTCTTCCTGCTATTACGTCTGCTACTCGTTCACGCGCTCGTCTAATCATAGCTTGAGCCACAATTGATTTGCCTTGACCAAAACTTTTTCTAATGTAAGCAGAAGGCGTGGATTGAAATGGATTTTTTAATGGAATGTAGTATGCGTCTTTAACGGATTGAGGTGATTTCCTAGATGGCTTTGGTGTGCCCATCTTATTTGGTCGAACTAAAGTTACATAGCTACCGTCATTCTTCTTTTTAAACCTATATCGAAACACATGACCAAACTCCACTAGCCACCAATGAGGTGCTTCTTTATGATTGACGCCAACTCTGTACGACTTGTAAGTCTTGGTTTCTTTTTCTGTAATAAAAGCATGGTAAATAGCGTTTAACAATGCACCTTCTTTGTAGGGCACATTTGAATGCATCAATTCGTAATAAACTAAAGCTCCAGCACGAGCGCTAGGGCGCAAAACTTTATCTAACACGTCAGCCTCTAGTTTATTTAAAACCTTATCAAAGTCGCCCTTAAGATTTAATGTCATGTTTACGCTCATGGCACGACTCCATTAGTTAACTCAGCCACCAAGTCAACATACTTATTGTCGTCAACGTGCGGAAGCACAGCTAATATCTGATACTGTGAGCCACGAAAGATAATACGCATACCCGCATTGACCCCTGCTAGGTATCTAATTCTAAAACTTGCTTTAACCATTGAAGCAACAGCTTCTGCCTTCATTGACTCGATGCCAGACTTGTGAGCAATGTTCGCCCAAACGGTTGCATAAGTAGACCAATCCTCAATCAATTGACCCACTTCATCGTAAGCAGTTGATTGCGACTGAATCGTAATGCGTTTGTTTAGGCGACCTATATCCATTACAAGCCCATCGTTGTGCGTTGAAAGCCGAGAATGTACGTCAATGATTGCAGACGCTCGTACTGCTCTTTCTCGCTTGTTGATTCACGATTCTCATACATATTGGCGACCATAATCTTGGTTGCAGCTTTAAACAAGTCAGGTAAAGGGTAAGGGTTTGGGCTTTGATCATCTGTAAAACCAGCCGTAAAGTTAACTGTTAATAATTTTTCAGCGTCTACACTCTTGAATACAAGGCGACTAGGGCGCTCAAAGTTACTAACCTTATACTCAACTGGGTCAACCGTTATAATCGCACCATCGCTATCCTCGTAAGTTACAGAGGCAATGATAGTAACTGGGTATGTCTTTAAGTTTAATTCCGAGTTAACAACCTTGCCTTCCATAGAAAACTGTGTCGGGCTTAGAGTCTGCCCTGTGTGGCTTTCAATCGTTTCTCTTGATGCAGAGATAAGTGTTTCAACTAGCGCATCATCAGGGTGAGATGGTGGCGAGCCTTCCGTGTCTAAACGCAAGTGTAATTGCGCCTCGGCAAGCGTGATTGGCTCGGTTGTGGGCTGTGTGATTTTGTTTAAATAGCTCATCTCTCTTCCCATCGTGCGCGAAATATACCAGTAGCGGTAGCCCCGTCTGTATTTATTAACTTAATATAAAACGTACCCGCAGAAAAACCCTGTGGTGATTCTTCGCTTGCTCCAGCAGCAACCGCTTTGTTTGCATTAGAACCCGCGTCTGCAAAAAGCAAATCTACAACTGTACCGCCTGTATGCGTACCACCTCGATTCATTGTAACCTGTGGCACATAAGCAGATGCTGTAGACATCGTGTTAGTTTTAAATATTGGCAATGGTGTGAGAAACGTTCCGCTTTCAGTACCGCCTACAACAAGCTCTAATCTGATTTCAGCTAAAAATATCTCAACAGTTAACATTTGAACAATTGTGTCTGTCGGTGCAACAACTTTAATAACCTGCGTAGCACCAGAAGCAATACTAAATTCGTATAGAGTTCTAGCTTCTCGCCCTGCAAAGAACCCAGTTTGCCCAACATCGACACGCAAGCGAGCGTAATCACCGTCATTGTCTGTTAATAATTTTTTAGGTGGGTTAGCTACGATTTGTGCAGAGTAATTGCCATCACCCATATCAATGAGCAAAAAATCCTCATCTAAAGCGCCTTTGTAGGTTTTATTTGCCATTGATATAAGCCTTTAATTTATCCGCCACCATCTCAGGCGTGATTCGAGCCATCGCTTCGGTGCAATGACTACATTTTACTCGTTTCCCGCAACCAAGGCTAGACTCGGTGTTATCGCCCGTAAAGATATTGGTGTGGCAACTGTAACCTGTCACTTTTGGCGATATAAACCCACCGAAAATAACTACGCCACCTAGTCCGAACGATGCAGCAGTGTGGTGCATACCACCCTCTGGCGCAACAAACGATTTTGCCTTTGAAAGCACGACAGCCATATCACGAGCCGTTTTCGTTTGAATCCACCTTGCGTTAGGCAGTAACTTAGGCTCAGTTGCGCCAACCTGAACCCAATCCACATCAACCAACTGAGTCAGCGCAGCAAACTTATCCCAGCCCCAACCCCTGTTTTGACTTTCTACTTTGTTTTTAAGCGTTGGCTCAATGACAACAAAGTTTCCAACTAGATTATCTGATTGCTCTTGCTCTTCTAGTGAGAATTGTATACGCCCAGCTCTAGGGGTGTACTCTTTCCATTTCCAAGAAGCAGCCGTTACGGATTTAACGTATGGGCGATGACCAGGGCAGTTAAGCACTGAGTTCTCAAAACTCTCACTAGGTTGAGCTATTTTTAAATGTCCAAGCCACGCTGGGTGCTGTCGTGGCATACCTGAAGCGTCAACAATAGCAACTTTACCTGACAATTTCTCGGCTTCACCTAAAGCCATAATTTCATCACCCCAGCCCATATCACCACACCATAATGTAATCACCTGATATGACTTTATGCTTCTTCATACCTAGCGAGATTAAATACTGAACCGCTTTGTCTTCAGCATAGCCGAACGTATTACCTTTGTTTGGTTTTTGCTCAACGATAATGACGGGCTTATTTGCCAAGATTGTTTGCTCTGCTCCCATAAGGATTGGGTACTCGTAACCTTCGCAGTCAATCTTAATGAAGTCAACTTCTGTAAATTCAAAGCTATCAAGTGGCATAGCGACAACTTCTTGAATTGACTTTTCTCGGCGCTTGTTGCGCTTAAGGACTTCTACTCTTGTGTTACCACAAGTATCCGCTTCTTCGCAGACCATATTGATAACTTGCTCCTCATCGCTTAATGCGAGTACATGCAAGTTTGCATCGGGTGCGTTTAGTTTGAATATATCAGCGTATAACTGTACAGGCTCAAATGCTTCTACTCGGTTAAAGTCTAGGCACATCACTCGTGACCAAAAGCCTAAATTGCCACCAATATCAATTGCGTTGCGCTTGTTTTGCAATACTTTTAAGCACTCTTCGTACTTGTGGTATTGATAGGCAGGTTTACCATCAACATACTTTTGGGTATGTTTAAACCAGTCAATGTAATGTGTTTCTTCATCGGGCATATAAAGCCCTTCCCAAACTTTCATTTCACTTTCTCCCAAGCCATGCCTGACGACAATTCGTTAAGCGTAAATTGATTATCGGCTAGTATAAAAGCCATTTTATCCCTATTATCGGGCAATACTGGTGATTCAATCAAAGACAAATCCGTCAAACCAAACTTGGCAGATGCGCTTGTTGGGTCAGTGGCAAAGCACGGTACACCCTGCATTGACGCCTGAACCCCTGCCATAGATGAATGTACGACCACAGCGTGTGCATTATGCAATGCCTTAGTGAATAATTCCTCATGGTTACCTGTTGGCTTAAAATGCGTTCTGATAGGTCTATCGGTGTACTTTTCTAGCTCTTGCCTAACGCTTTGCACCCAAAGCATTTGATTCATGCCTTTTAGCCTGAAAAATGTATCAGACTGAGGGCAAATTACAATATCCCTGCCGTCTTTGCGTGGCTCAATCTTTAACCCTAACTTTTCAAATCTATGTGGTGTGGCATCACCTTCGCAGTCGTGCATCAC